TATCTTCTTAACATCACTCTTACGAGTCTTAATTAACCATGCTGCTAAATCTTTAATTCCTAAATCTTTGAATCTACCTTCAGCCTCAGGTGCGTCTGACTTGTTAAAGTCTGGAGCTCCTGCTGGTTTTTTCTCTGTAATAAATTGTTCGAATAACTTTATAAATTTCATGTTAATCTTCTTTTGATTTAAATGGTAACTTTTTATCGTGACCTCCGTCTCTAACTTCTTTAGCAACGTCTTTGTCAGCACCTCCCCAAGTTCCTTTTCCTTTTTCTAAAAATGCATTTACCCTTGCATATCCCCATCCTTCTTGCGTCATTCCTGGATGGTGGCTACTATTCCATGCGTCCATTCCACGTCTCATTATAATTCTAAGAATAGGTAAAGGTACTCCACTTTCCTTTGATTTGTTCTTGATTCCGGTTTCTACAGCCTTGCCTTTAAGTGGGCCTCTGTCTCCTTTAGCCTTTTCAGCTTCAGTAATAAACTGTTCAAATAATTTAATGTGTTTCATTAATTATATATCTAAGATAAAACGGCATCTAGATATTCTTTACGATATTTAAGTAGGGCTAATTCTTTTGCCTTAACTTCTAGTTCAATATCTATATCCATGTCGTATGTTTCTATCTTTTCATATACATAGTCGGCATGCGCTCTTAGAATAACTGAATCATCTTCGTTTAATTTCTTAGAAGAAGAATAGTGACACAGCTGTCGAATACCCTTTGGCCATGTAGTTGCACATAATTTTAATGCATCTTCCTCAGACATAGGATCCTCATAACATCTGTGATGGTGATAATCGAAAGTGATAGGTATATTAGTCTTTTCGTAAATTTCATAAAGATCTTCTACGCCGTATTGTGCAGGCTTATCGTCATTTTCTAAAACTAATCGAGCCTGCGCTGATGTAGATAGTAGTTTAAAGTTATCAACGAACCTTTGTTTTGCAGCATCCTTGTCACCATATGAACCTCCTACATGAATATTCATAGAATATGTATGGTTAATAGGTAATCCCATTGTATCTAGTATAAAGGCAGCTTGATCTAATTCTCTAATAGCAGAAGTTACTGTCTTAGGAGTTGGACTCGGTAGAACACAAAATTGACCAGGATGAAATCCTATACGTTGATTGTATTTTTGTACAAGAGTACCTGCACCCTTAAGTAAATTAGATATTGTTTTCCAGTTAGGTAAATCCGTAAGTTGATACTCGCTCATCCAAGGAAACATAGAACTTGACATACGATATACATTTATACCTTTCTTATGATTCCATTTAATAATTTCAACAAGATCGCGAATATTTGCTTCAGCTAGCTCGCCGGCATATTTAATACCCTTTGCAGCAAAAGTGCGTTTGATCATAGATCTACCTATCTTGATGTCGCGTTCTTTTTGTAGTGTTAGATTAATGCAACAATATCCGTAATTTGCTTTTCCCATATTATATTATATTTTATATTTGTAATTTGTTTAGTCTATTGTCTCATATATTCCAGAATAATCTTCTTCATCCGCGAATTTATTAAAATAATCTTGAGTGGCGCAACACATTATTGAGTTTTCTATAATAGTATTAAGATCTTTTGCACTGCACATTTCTATTTGAGCTGCATTAAATGCAGTTGCCATCATAGGATCTTCAAACTTATCTACTGAATGTAGTGCGATTGCACTTGTAATATTATCTAAAAGAGAGTTAATATCCTTAGTTATGTCTCCAGCATGCATTCCTAACCAATAATCTGGATTTTGTATGCATAACCTATCAACTACATCCTCTAGAGGGTTCATTATTAAATAAGTTTGTAAATATGTTTTAATATAATCAATAGATGTTTTGTCAACATACTCTGAAGTTAATAGGAATGTACCTGTTGATTTAATATCTGATGCTTTAAATGTAATTTCAGTAAAATTCATAGTTGTGGGGTAATTTTAAAGTTAGTATTTATTGTATTGATTCGTGGGCTAATTCTTGTGCAACCTCAGGGCATTCATCATTAATATAATCTAATTCATCTTCAGTTAAATCCCGACATTCATCATCCCATGTTGTAACACATCCACTTGTGATGAACGCATCGCAAAAATCAGGGTAATCCGCTATATCAACTCCGTCTACTTCTAGATCTGTTAATTGAGTTAGTTTAAACGTTGGTGTAAATTTAGGCTCTGGTGTATAACCTGATTCTTTCATTTCTTTTGCCATTCTGGCTCTAAATTGTTCTAGCATAATATTTGTTTTTAATTATTTGTTATATGTAAATATAAACCTTTTTATTGATATAAAAAAACTTTTGGGCATTTATTTTAATTTATTTTAGCATAAATTTAAAATTCTGTTCTTTGAATATCCTAATTCATTTACTGCCCAGTCAACAGCCTCTTCCATGTTAGGAGTTATAATAGGATATTCATTAGTCCTATCAAGTATTCTCCTAACCTCTAGAACCCTAAGCTTAACAGCTGATGTTGATCTACCAAGATCTACTGCTATTTGTTTACATAAAGTTGATTGATCCATTTTAGTAACTCCATTCAAATAAGATTGAATGAATTGTTTTGATTCAGTTAAGGGCCATGCCTCGTAGTGTTTAGTTCCTTTCATAATTTATCTTTCTAGTATTACAAAGTCTCCGAATGCGTCATCAAAAACTTTAATTAAATTTTCATAATCTCCACTCATCATTTGAGCTTGTATTTCTTCGTATGGTTTATCTAGATCCCGTGAGAATCTTTTAGCGTATGCTAATAATGCGAATGCATTTCCATCTGGACCTGTAAGATCTATAATGATTGGATCTCCTTGGTGTTTATGTAGTTTCTTTCTAATCATGTTTATATTATTTGTTATATGTAAATATAAACAAAAAAAGTGAACCAGGAAAATCCTGACTCACTTATTTTTAAAAGTTATTAACAATTTGTTATTTCCTCATAGCTTTCTTAAATGCTTTTTTTAACTTTTCAATTTGAGCTTTTAATTCAGTAGAACCTCCCTCTGAAACAGGAGGATGGCTATTATCTTCTAAAAGTTCTATTGAGTCTTTTAATTCATCGATGTCACCGTAGATTTCTTCAATGTCCTCTTCAAAACATTCTTTAAATTCTTGAACATCTTCGTCTAATTCTATAACTTTATCTGCTAGAGCATCTAATCCTTCATTAAGGATTTTATCTAATTCCTCAACGAAACCCGAGTACAGGTTTTCTAGAATCACATGGTCTGCTCTAATACTATTTAATTCTGTATCAAACTGAACTACTTTAATAATAACTAGTACTATTAATACTATTGATACTCCTACTAAAAATGCTAATATTGCTTCCATTGTTTTATTTATTTAAAATTATTGATTTATACTTGTTTCGCTAGTTAACCAAGTTGCGAATTCTGTATTGGTTTTAAATTGATATTCAAATTCACCAGCAACCCAATGATCATGTCCGATTCCATACATTCCTAATCCATCAGACCATTTATGGCACCACGATTTTTGCCAAATAACTGAATCATTTCTATAACCCTGTAGTGGTTGGTCCCTATATACTAGATACCAGTCGTTTAATTCAATAAGTTGTTCGTAATGTTTTATTTCTTCTTCTGAAAATGGCTCATTACCTTCTTCTATTGATTTAAGATACCAATGAATCTGTGAGTGCCATGGATTTTTCCTATCGCAAAGTTCTTCTCTTGAATATCCTTGTGGTGATAATTCAAAGATCTTATCTTCTAGGAAGTTTATTTCAGTTTCTAGTTCTTCTAATTTAGCGTAGTAATCTTCCTCTATTCCAATATGTTTAAAGATTAAGAATAAAGTAAGAGATAGCCAGGCGATTGATGTGATTGTGAATACCATAAATGTTTAGTTATTTTAGATATTATACTGAGTGTTGTCGTACTGTTTCTTTTTTATTTCCAAAAAACCTGGACACACAATATACAAAAAGATAGAGCTAAACATACTAGTGTTTTAGTTGTAAGGCCCTCACCCATAAACAAATAAGTTAAAGTAGTAAAGCTAATTATGCCTAATGTAAATCCAATAAATCTACCAGGCCATATAGCGCCGTCAAAGTTTTCTGCTATTAATCTCGTTGCTATAATAAATATGTAACTTATAGTGGTTCCTCCAACGATTGATAAGGTCCATGGATTCTTCTTAAACCACGGCCACACGAATTGACCATTAGTTTGAAACCATATCATGGATTGCGCAAGTGCAAATAATAAAGTACCTACTATAAGACCTCTCATTAAAATAATTCGTTTGCTGTAGTTAATATATGAGATATGAAACTATGTCTATGGTGTTCTGTTGCTCCACTTTCTTTAATAGCATTAATATGTTGTTTTGTTCCATATCCTTTATTTGAATTCCAACCATATTGCTCAAACTCTTCCATTTCACTAAGTTCTTTCATTAGCGAATCTCGTTCCGTTTTAGCTAAGATAGAAGCTGCAGCAATTGAAGTGTATTTGTTATCACCACCTATAATAGTCTCAAAGGGAATTCCGGCAAATCCATGGAACTGGTCGCCATCTACTAATATGAAATTAAATTCTTCTCCTCTATCATCTAAGTGTGTTAAACAATCATTCATGCCTATTAAAGTTGCTCTTAATATATTTGTAGATTCTATTCGGTTAACACTAATGTGTTTAACTGAATATGCTATTGCATTTTCAAGAACTATTTCTCGAGCAAGCTTACGTTCTTTTTCGTTTAATAGTTTTGAATCTTTAATTAATGGGTGTTGGAATCCAGCTGGCATAATACAAGCTGCGACTGTTACAGGTCCAGCTAGTGCGCCTCGACCTGCTTCGTCAATTCCTATTTCTGTAATACTTTGGTCGTTATTGTATGATCCTTTAAGTAAGATGTGAGTAGACATATATAATTATTTAGTTATTATACTAAAAAACTTATATTTGTTTCTTACTCATTTTCAATTTTCCACTTATCATATCGCTTAACAACATCAATTAAGATTTTTGCTCTAACAATATCGTTTTCATTAAATTTGTGAGTTCCAATTCCACGAACACCTTCCATAATATCTGTAAACTTTTCTAATCCAATGTTATTCTTTGCAATATCATATTGACTAACATCACCAGTTACGATAACCTTAGAACCTTTACCCATTCTTGTTACAAATAACATTAGTTGCTTGAATGTAGCATTCTGTGCTTCGTCTAATATCATAAGTGAATCATCAAATGTATCTCCTCTCATAAATGCAAGAGGTCTAAATTGTATAATTTCAGATTCTACTAATTGGTTTGTGATTGCGTGGCCAACAATCTTTATTAAGTTTGAAATATATGATTGCATGTATGGATCGATCTTTTCACCAATGTCTCCTGGAAGAAATCCTAGCTTCTCCCCAGCCTCTTGAATAGGCTTACACAATATAATTGTTTTAATCTTTTTCTCTGCTAGTAATTTTAGTGCAACATAGCATGCTGTAAATGTTTTAGATGTTCCTGCCGGACCTTGACAAAAAGTGATGTCATTCTCTAAAATCTGTTGGACGTATCTCTGTTGAGATTGTCTTAATTGAACTTTAACGTTTTCTGGTTTAATATTAACTTTACTTCTATTTATCTTTGTATTCTTATTATTTTCAGAATCTTTGCTCATGTATTTATTTTATGTTTAGTTACCTGCCATTATAACAAGTTCTTTTAGTTTCACTAATTTTTCACATTTCTCATACTCTTCTATTCCTTCAAAGTAAACTATTAAGATATCTATAAATTCTGCCCTTTGTCCAATACCATGTGGTATCTCTATGATGTCTGCACCTTCTTTGAAAACTACAAACCTGTTTACTGTTTTTGTGAAGTTACGTGTAATTGTATAATAAGAAGATCTCATCAATGAATCCCTGTCTTCTCCTAGAATATCCGCCATCTTATTGTTTTGTTTTTAAGGTAAGGTATCTTTTGATAACTTACAATTTATATATTTGAACAGTGATAGTTACACGTCCAAATACTTAAAAAAAGTATAATGATATTATAATCTAATTATTGATATCATTACGCTTCTGCTCAACATACTTTGCTTTTTGTAGCTGTGTACGGTTTGCAGCGGATGGTTTGGTATATTCTTTCTTTTCCCTAAGCTTTTTTACTTGCTTAACCTTTATGGATTTATATTTATATCTTTTGAGAGCCTGCTCAATATTTCCTTTTTCTACTTTGATTATTAACATTTTATCTTGTCAATGATTTTTTTAATATTAGAGCATTTTTCATATTCTTCGCATTTTACAAAGAAATTTAATATATTATTTAGAGCCTCTACTTTTTCTTCTACGGGTGATTCGCTTTTAATTGCCTTTTCTTCTCCCTCTATAACTGCGTTATATACTAGGTTCATCATCGCAGTTTTAGAATTATCTCTTAAACTATCAATGTTTTCGTTTTCCATAGAATCTTCAAAATCTCCTAAATCATGCATTCTCTAAATCTTTAATATGTTGTACGTGTTCTAATTGTTCTTTACTTAATTCGACATTTGATGATCTTAACTTGACCATTAGATTGCCGTAGTTATTTGTGTTATATATCGGAAATCCTTTCCCACTAATTCTTAAAACCTTTCCTTCACTTGAATTAATAGGAACATTAATCTTAAAAGAATTAAAAGGTGTTTTAATTTCAAATGAACCACCGATTAACATATCATAGAATGGCAAAACTAAATCTACCCATATATCTCCATTTGTTACTATTATATTAGGATCTAGCATTATATTCATAATTAAAGTAACATCGCCTTTAGGGGCAGATGAATTAACAGGATGCGCCATTCCTTTACCTCTAATTTTTAACTTAGCACCTTCATGAATACCTTTAGGTATTTTAATATTGAATTGTTGAGATCCAGTATCAATATATTTAGTAGTTCCATAGTAAACCTCTTCTAATGTTAGTTTAATTCTAATAGTGATATCAGATCCTCTTGCATTTTGATTGAATGCATCATTAAACATCTGAGAAAAGTCACCATCAAAGTTATTAAATGTATTGTTAAATCCATTAAATCCAGATCCTCTACTATTTCTAGAAGCTCCCCATTTGAAATCATACTGCTGTTTCTTTTCAGGATCTCCTAAAGTTTCATAAGCTTCTGATATTTCTTTGAATTTAGATTCAGAACCGCCTTTATCAGGATGGTGTAATTTAACGAGATCTCTGTACGCCTTCTTAATATCAGGTTGAGTTGCCTCCTTACTTACATTAAGTATCTCGTAATATTTCATTAAGCTTTTTTCTTGTTAGCGTTACGAGATTTAATAGCTTCCATCTTAGCTTCCATTAGTTGTTGCTTTGATTTTGCTTTTATAACCTTAGATTCTTCAATTTTAATTTTTCTTGTTAAATTGATTTCTCTGCTTTCTGCATTCTTCATCAATTCAGCAATTTTCTCAAGAGCCGTTGCTATTCTAGCGATGTGTATGTTATCTTCCATATATTATTTATTCAAGTTTTTCAAGCTCACATTTTAGATCTGCACACTTTTCGTACTCTTCTAAGTCTTGAAAGTAAAATATAGTCTCTTCTATAATCCTCTTGATCACCTCAGGATTTCGAGTTTGATCCGCGTCAATCCCGTGTTTAATTATAGCCTCGTAGTTTGCACGTGCTAATCTGTCCTTAATCGACTCCAGATAATCAGTCTCATTTTCAGTAGGCATTGATCCATCGTCTCCGTCCATATAAAATTCATCAAATTCGTCGCTCATGTTGTATCTCTTTATTTGTTATATGTAAATATAAACCTTTTATTTGATATAAAAAAACATTTGGGCATTTATTTTCAAATAATTTCCATATTTGACATTTTAAGCATAACATTCATTGTTGCCTTTACATCAAGCTCACAATAATCCTTAATAGCTTCTAAATTACCATCCCAGTATTGTCCAGATACTTCTGGCCCTGCAACAGTAGATCCTTTAGGAGATGGAATTCCAAATACACTACATAATAAATCTAGTGAAGCTCCATTCATTCCTCCAAATTTCCAAATATCGTATGTATCTAATAAACAGTTTTCCCATGGTTTTAGTTTTTGAAAATGGAATTGGTGTGGAGGTATAATTCCGTTTATCAAACATTTCTTAACGATCCATGGCATATCAAACTTTTTAATATTATGTCCTGTTAATTTAACGTTTGAATTTTTAGAAAAGACAGCAGACATAATTCCACAAAATTCTTGAAGTAATTCAGCCTCATCATTTCCATAAAAAGATCTAATATTTCCGTCCTGTGCAATTCCAACTTCATCAAACTTAATTTGCCCAATTGATATTGTAATTATTCTACCGAATTCAGGGTATAGTGCAGCTGCATTTATATATAGTTCATCTTCAGTTAATTCTCCTTTCTCAGAACCATACTCTCTAATAGTTCTAGCCTTTTTAAGCCAAAGATCGTATAAACCATCAGGTCCTTCGTTCTTTAACTCTTCTAAATCTCTATAATTTGCTGCAGTCTCTATATCTATAAAGAGCATTCCTTTTAAATCTGATACACTATACATATATTTTTATTTTAATTGTTTTTCAGTAGTTCCCATTTCATTAATTGCAATTGGGTATCTTGTCCTATTGTTTTCAAAGTCTGCTGTTATTAAATAGTATTTAATTCCTGTAGTTTTTGATAAACCTTCACACATCTCTAAGATAGGTCCGTAGTAAACAGACCCTGCAAATCTAAAATAGTATTTAGTTCCTATCTTTGGATTTTTAACTGTGATTTTTCTAGGTGGTTGTTTCTTTGCCATATAGTAATTATATTCATTTAAATATAAAAGTTTACCCGGGCATATAACTATATTCTTAAAGATATAGTTTTAATTATAAATCATTCCAACTAGAGTGCTCTAGTTTTTCTCTAATGGAAGTATATGTATCGTACGGTATTAAAACCTCTAAGAATCCTCCAGAAATAGTTCCTGGAAGATCTTTAGGATTAATCCAATAATTAGGTGGCGTTTGTATTCTACTATTTATAAAATCAAACATAGCGTCTATTTCCATGTGATGTACATAAATTTTAATCTGCATGCATTTCATATCCGGGTATGCCATAATATTATCCTTTAAAAACCACGTTAACGTATCCTTCGTCCTCGCCGTATCTAGATTCTGCGTGTATTGGATAATGAGGAGCTTCCTCATATGCCCAATCATGTTGTCCTAATTCTTCAAATCTAGCTTTAATTTGATCGTTATAGTGTGATGCTATTGTTCTAGTTCTTCTTTGAATATCTGCTCTAGATAAATCATGTGTGTTTCTACCACCTGAGTTATTATATAAGAATTGAATATATGATAATTTAGGAATCTTACACATTATTGTGTTTAAGAAAGTTCTGACGATTAATTCATAATCATCAACAACTGTTAAACTTCTATTATGTCCTCCGATTTCAAAATATGTTGTTCTTCTCCATGCTCTAATATGATTTGGAACTCCAACAATATGTCTTATTGTTTTTGGGTTTATATTTTGTTGATTAGCAGGTGATAACATTTTACCTTTATATTCTTCATCTCTGTAATTTCCATATCCTAATGCAAATCCTGGTCCATATTTATTATTTTCCCATTCTTCAGTAACCTCTGCAGTGTCTCCATAAAAGAATCCGCATTCAGGGTGGGCCTGTGCTGCATTGTGTAAATCCATTGCACAGTTTTCAGCAAGTAAATCATCATGATCTAACTCTGCGAGAATATATCCTCTAGACATTGAACATGCTCTCCATTTTACTTCTCCAATACAACCTCCTGATTTTTCTCTAAGGTCATATACCTTTACTCTTGGATCATTCTTTGCAATTTCTTCTGCGATCTTAAGAGTTCTTCCACCGTCAGTTGAATCATTCATTAAAATCCATTCCCAGTTTTGATACGTTTGCCTAGCAACTGACTCATATGTTTCGTATAGCTTTTCTTTAGTATTGTAAATTGGAGTAAAGAATGATATTAAACTTTCATCATTCATATTAGTAGGGTCTAACATTGCTTGTTCAGAAACGCCATACGCAATATTACCTATATTTTTAAGATCTTCTTCGTTATCTATATTAATCCATTTGCGCCTAAACTGTAGTGGTAATGAAGACAATCTAGGAAATGATCTAAAACTTTCACCAACTGTAACTATAGAATCTGGTTTAAATTCTGCAATCTCAGCAGCAATGTTCATATCATCCTTTAAGTATTTTACAGTTAATTCGTCAGCCTCATAATCTAAAACTTTACTAGTTACTAAATGCGGCTCTCCTTCACCTATATATAACACCCTAGGTAGTTTAGGGGTTGCCTCTTTATCTAAGTAATTATAATAGCTTAATATCTCATTATGATAGCTAAATGAATTAGGCTCTTCCGTTAGTACTGCCTCGATAAAGTAACCATCTGCCGCATAATCTGCACCGAATTCATATTTACCTATAAGTTCAGTACGAATAACGGCCTGTGCAATATCTGTCTTTCTAAATCCTGTATTTTCAGGAGAAGCTACCCTAACATCTAATCTAGTAAAATCCTTACCAGATACCTTTTGAGATACAACGTGAATTTTCTTACCACTCTCGTTAAGTGCAGTAGACATATAGCTGTAAAAGTTCTCATGCAATATGTTATCGTCGTCTAAGAAATAAAACCATGACTTAGGATTTAATCCCTTAATGATCTCAGTAGATTGTGGATATAGTAATCCACCATCACCGCCTTTAATAAAATATAGTTGAGTATCTTCATTTGTTAATTCTGATAATAATTCCGCATCAATATCCTTTAGAGGAGCAACGTCGAAAATTACATGCCATTTTATTTTTAAGTTATTTGGTACATCTGCGAATACGGATTTCTTAACTTCTGATAAGTTATTAGGACGAGTACATCTCGTCAATATATGTAATGTGTGTTTCATTTAAATTTGAGTTTATTGTTCTATGTCAAAAAAGAACATATGGAAAAATCTTGCGTTATCTATTGCATCTCCAAAATATTCAGTAGCTGCATGTAGTTGTGATGAGTTAAAAATTACTAGTCTATTATATACATTCCCAATATCATCAATCTTTTCAAATTGAGTTCCATCGTAAAAGTTCATTTCTTTATTATTACCTCTGAAGGTATCTACATATTCATTTCCCATTCTAGATTCTTGACCTGGGAACGATGAAATTCCTGTAACTTTACTCCTATACATCGCAGTTCCTGTTTGTGGAGGAGCATCTGGTGTTAAGTAAACCATAGCAGCATACATTTGACTGTCAACGTGATATACTATAGGTTGATCTGCAGTACAGAATTGAAATACGCCATTAGCATATCCACCGTTATTCCAGTTTGTAATCCTTTTCCCTAATATTGTTTCTAGCTTTTCTTTAGTACCATCTAATATAAATCTAGAATTTGATCTTTGTCCTTTGTGATAATCTGAAGATGTGAACTCTAGTTCGTTCATAGCGTATTCCCTAACCATATCTGGCTTTGCATAGAAATTATCAACAACAATAAGATCCTTATCATCGCCATTGAATCCTGATTTAGAAACTATTTCTTTTAATAAAGATGTTAAGTCAAACACTGTATTACTATTATCAAATTTAATACACAGATTTTTACTTAATAGATTATTTTGTAAAGTTATTGTAAAGCCTACCTTATTAGATGGGATACTTCCTTTAAAATATTCAACAACATCAGGCCTATCTTTCCATACTGTATCAATAGATTTATCTTCAATTATAAGACTATCTATAGTTTTATTTTCTGTTGAATATATCCAACCTTCGAATGTAGTTTTTCCAATATCTTGAAAAACCCTTTCTACATTCATTAATACGTTTGGGATTTTAGTATTATACATAAATTTGCAATTTTAGTTATTATATAGTTGATAATCTATTTGTTTATTTATCTCTTTTATTTTAGACAAAAAAAGACTCTAATTTCTTAGAGTCTCTTAATTTTAAAATTTATGGTTTAGGCCATATTTAGCTAGTTTATTCTTTATAATACTATAACCTACCACCGATTCCACTACCTTTACTAGCAGCAGTTACTTTAGTTGTTAGACCATTATAAAAATTCATTGTAGCTCCATTTTGGAATTGCATAGTACCTGTTACTCCACCAGAGCCTCCACTATATCCTTGACTACCTTGAGTACCGTATGATCCGTTAAAACCAGTGGGTCCTTTTAATCCGGCTGCTCCTTTTAAACCAATAAATCCGGTATATCCAGCCTGTCCAACTCCACCTTGAGAACCCTGAGGACCTGCTGTTCCAGTTGATCCTTTAGAACCTTGATAACCCTTAGCTCCTGTTGATCCTGTTAATCCTTTAGCACCTTGAGTACCTCTAGCACCTTGAGTACCTCTAGCACCCTGTGCGCCAATACCTTGATAACCTTGATAACCTTGATAACCTTGAGGTCCTCTTGGTAAATCTCCCGTTAATCCTTTATAACCCTGAGCACCAAGAGTTCCTTGATAACCTATTCTATTAGAACCTTGTGGACCTTGAGAACCTCGAGCACCTTGAGAACCTTGTGTTCCTCTAGGTTCGACACCTTCATAACCCTGTGGACCTTGATCACCTGCAACACCTTCATAGTTGACTACAGTTGCACCTTGATGACCTATATCTCCAATTAATCCTTTAGCACCTGAATCACCCTTTGTAGCAGGACCTTTAACACCTTGATCACCTTGAGCACCTTGATCTCCTCTAAATCCTGTAGGATTATTTCCCTGAGGACCTTTATATCCAACAGATCCTTTAGAACCTTGAGGACCTCTAGGATTATTTCCTTGATATCCTTGATAACCTTTTGATCCTTTAGTACCTTTGGCCCCTCTTGGTGAAGTTCCTTGAAAACCTTTTGGTCCAGTATTTCCTGTAGAACCTTTTGGTCCTACGGGCTCAAGTCCTTGAGGACCTCTATCTCCTACAAGACCAGTATATCCTTTGGAACCAACTGGCTCGTTACCATTTAATCCCTTAAGTCCTGTATTTCCTTGAGATCCAGTACGTCCTACAACGATAGGTCCAACTGGACCAGTAGCTCCTTGTAATCCTTGATCTCCCCTTGGTCCGGTTGGAGAATCTCCTACAGTACCTTGAAAACCTCTGTCTCCTTGATCTCCCCTTGGTCCAGTTGGAGAATCTCCCACAGTACCTTGATCTCCTTTTAATCCTTGAAAACCTTTTGGTCCAGTTGGAGAATCTCCCACCGTACCTTGATCCCCTTTTGATCCTTGAAAACCTTTTGGTCCTGTTGGTGAATCACCTACAGTACCTTGAAAACCTCTATCTCCTTGAAAACCTTTTGGTCCTGTTGGTGAATCACCGACAGTACCTTGATCTCCTTTAATACCAGTAAATCCTGTTTCACCGTCTACTCTTATACCTTGATCTCCCTTTAAACCTTGATCTCCTTGAGTACCTTGATCTCCTAATAATCCTTGAGAACCTTTAAATCCTTTATTACCTTGGAAACCTATATTTCCTTGATCACCTTTAATACCTATAAATCCTGTATTACCAGTATATCCTTTATTTCCTTGAAAACCTTGATCTCCCTTAGTACCTTGAAAACCTTGATCACCAATTAGTCCAAGATCTCCTTGTATACCTTGATTTCCCTTTATACCTTGGAAACCCCTTTCACCAATTAACCCAGTATAACCAGTATCTCCTTGGAAACCATGATCTCCCTCGAAACCTTCAGCTCCTTGAAAACCCTGAGCTCCTTGAAACCCTAAAGAACCTTTATCTCCGGTGAAGTATGGGTAGTTATTTTTATCGTAGTCCGTTATATTGAGAGGTAGTGAACCTCCAATTAAAGAACCTTGTTTTAGTTTAGCCATTTTTAATTTTATTTTTTTATACTTATTATATATCTAATTCAATTATCCGGTTTGATTATGGTTCTAAATACTTTTTATAAACCCGTTGTTTATTGAAAAATCACTTGAATTATTATCCTGTAATCCGAAGTAATTATAACCATTACCTGCCACTCCATTTGATCCTTGAGGACCTCTAGATCCAGGTTGTTGACTAGAACCAGCAGTACCTCTAGCTCCTTGATTTCCCTTTGCTCCTTGATAACCTTTAACTCCTTGAGAACCTTGAGATCCTTTAAATCCTTTAAGTCCTACAGAACCTTGATTTCCAGTATTTCCTTTGTAACCTGTAGATACGCCAGCACCAGTACTTCCGGTAAGTCCGTTATATCCCTGTACTCCTTGATAACCTTGAGCTCCTCTAGCTACATTAGGTCCAGTAACTCCTGTGAAACCTTTGTAACCTTCATATCCCTGTGCTCCTTGAGAACCTCTACTGTCCGTTCCTTGAGCACCTCTTTGACCTTGAACTCCTCGATGACCTTGATTACCTCTGGTTGTGTATAAAGATGCTCTAAAACCTTCTAGACCCTGATATCCCCTCTTTCCTTCATAACCTTGAGGACCTTGATCTCCTGTAACACCCTGATGTCCTTTAGTACCTTGATCTCCTTGAACTCCTTGATCTCCAGTAGCTCCTTTAAGTCCTTTAGAACCTTGAGTACCTTGAGTACCTTGATCTCCTTGAACTCCTTGTGATCCGTGTGCAAGACCTATAAAACCTTTAAATCCAGTATAACCAGTAGGGCCTTTACTTCCTTTATTTCCTTTAGGTCCAGCAATTCCTTGATCACCTTGATTACCTACATAACCCTGATCTCCTTTAGTACCTAATAGTCCTTTATATCCAACATCCCCTTGTGTACCTTGATAACCCTGAGATCCTGTTACTCCTTGATAACCAGTAGCTCCTTTTGAACCTTGATCACCTTGAGTTCCTCTTTCACCTTGAGCACCTTGATATCCTTTACTACCTTTTATTCCAGTATCACCCTTAGATCCTTGAGAACCTTGATCACCTACATTTCCTTTTAAACCAATTGGACCAAGAGAGCCTGTCGTTCCTCCAACATTACCTACTTGCATTTTAGGAAAACATAACCATGTTCTAGAACTAGAATCAGTACCACCAGACATACCCATATTAAATGATAAACTATCAGATTGACTATTAGTTGCATTTGTAATTGCTGGCCAAATAACATGATGCCATTCGCCGTCATTTGGAACTCCAATAGATCCTGTATAAACTCTTCCGACTTCACTATTATCTGCTGTATATGCTCTAATTGAAAAACCTGGATCTACTGTTTTTACCCATATAGAAACTGTATAAACAGTACCTGGTGTTTGTGGTGCGTAATTACCATAAGAATACCAGTATGAAGATGAAGATAATTTGTTAAATCCAACCGTTGGTGAATTTACACCGTATGGCGCATCTATTTCACCAAATACTATATCTTGTTGATATCCTTTAGCCCATCCTGTATCTAAGTTTGTGTTTGTAACAACGTTAGTTGCTGGTACAATTCCAGTATATCCTTTATTTCCTTCATATCCAGTTGCTCCTTTAGAACCCTGAGTACCTGATGTTCCTTGATATCCTGTTACTCCTTTATATCCTGTTGATCCCTTAGAACCCTGTGCTCCAGTTGCTCCTTGGTCTCCTGTTACTCCTTTATATCCTGTTGATCCTTTAGAACCCTGTACTCCAGTTGCTCCTTGGTCACCAGTTACTCCTTTATATCCTGTTGATCCTTTAGAACCCTGTACTCCAGTAGCTCCTTTAAATCCAATCAATCCAGTATATCCAGTCGATCCTTTAGAACCCTGTGCTCCAGTATCTCCCTTATCTCCTTTAGAACCTTGAACACCTTTAGAACCTATAATACCATTTGCACCTTTATCTCCAGTGTTTCCTATATTACCAGTAGCGCCAAACAGTCCAGTATCCCCGTCAAAACCAACATCACCACCTATTCCAATAGGTCCGATGATACCTTCTGATCCAACAGGACCTTGGGGTCCTCTAGCACCTTTATCTCCAGTTATTCCTGTATATCCTTTATCACCGGTGATTCCATTATCTCCAACAATTCCGTCGTTTCCTTTATTACCAACAAACCCCTGACTTCCAGGAACTCCTTCATATCCTTGAAAACCTTTCTTTCCCTTAATTCCAGTATCTCCCTGAAGACCTTCGCCCCCTTTAGATCCCAAATTACCAGAAAATCCATTATTTCCTTGTGCACCTAGATCACCTTGGAGACCCTGATTCCCTACAAATGCAGGGTTATCAGTGCTGTTCATAATACCTTTGTGAAGTATTAATTTATCCTCGATGGTAGTGCCTAAAATTAATTTAGCCATTTTTTATCTATTATTTTTTATTTTAAATATTATATATATTTTACTAAACCGTTAGAAACATATGCAGCACCGCCTGAGATTCCACCGTTCCATCCTGAATAATATATAAATCCAGTATATCCTGAATTTTCATATTGATATCCTTGATATCCTGTAGCTCCTTGAAAACCAGCTGCTCCTTGGAATCCCAGAGCTCCTTGAGAACCAGTAAATCCTTGAGAACCTTGAGAACCTTGGTAACCTTTAGGGGCTATATTAGCTCCTCCATCACCAACAGTTCCTTGAGAACCTCTAAGGCCTTGAGCACCTATAACACCTTGAGGACCTCTAGCAGATCCTAATTCCCAATCAGTACCTCTAAAGAATTGAATATTATTAATACCTGTATTAACATTATGTAGTGATGAATCAACGTACATTGTATAACCTGTACCTAAAGTTACCTGTCTGGTAATTTTGTCATCCTTTCTATATGTAATCCCATAACCATCATATGTTATTGAAAAAACAGAAGATGTAGTATAAGAACCTCCACTAGCGATCCATGCACCATTCTCATATATGTAAGCGACTCCATCGCCTGCAGGGTACCATGCAAAATCAATGGTATTATAACTTGTATTCGCTTCCGGATCACTAGTAAGCCCCATCATTCTTGGGGTATTTGTGTTATTACATGTAAACCTTACAGTAACAGCATTACCGGCTCCGTGATTATTTGATGAAAAAGCATGTTCATTCCATCCGTTACTTCCGCTAGTTTTTAAAATGTCATATGTTTGGTTCTTTTCATTAGATATTATTTGAATTTCATTACCAGAAGTTACAAGATAAAGATCTGAATTACCGGTTGCACCTTTTTGACCTTGATATCCTACAAAACCTTTAAAACCTGGTAGACCAGAAGCAGATGTTCGAGTGGATCCTTGATTTCCTCGATCACCTTGAATTCCTTTATTACCTGTATAACCGCCAAAACCTTTATATCCTTGAACTCCCTTATAGCCTTGATTACCTGTATATCCAAGTGGACTTGGATCTCCAATAATTCCTACATAACCCTGATCTCCAGTATTACCTATAAAACCTTTAGTACCTGAAGCTCCTTGAATTCCTCTAAGACCAATAAATCCTTTAAAACCTTGATCTCCTCTATCACTAGAATCTCCTTGGGCTCCTCTAAATCCTTGAAAACCTTGAGCTCCTTTTAATCCCTTAAAACCAACAGATCCAGTAGTTCCGATAGGTCCTTTAGCACCTGTATCACCTTGATCTCCTTGAGTACCTACGGTTCCTATGTCACCTTGATAACCTCTAGGTCCACCGATTCCAGTATCTCCTGTAGGTCCTACAGTACCTTGAGTTCCTTGAGTTCCTTTAAAACCAATATATCCTTTTGGTGCAATAGGTGCTATAGGGCCTTGATCTCCTTGATTCCCAATATGTCCTTTATGTCCAACAAGTCCAATAAGACCAGTAAGGCCAATATCTCCAATTAATCCTTGATTTCCTTGATTTCCTCTATGGCCATTAGGTCCATTATTACCTTGAGCTCCTTGAGGTCCAATAAGACCTTTAGCTCCTTGAGATCCTATTTCACCAGTTGGTCCTGCATTTCCAGTATCACCTTTAGCTCCAGTATCTCCTTGGAATCCAATAGGGCCAGTAGATCCTTTAAGACCTTTATCTCCAATTAATCCTTTATCTCCTTGATTTCCAATAGGGCCAGTAGATCCCTTAAGACCTTTGTCTCCTTTATCGCCAGTAGATCCTTGATTACCAGTATTCCCAATAGATCCTTTAAGACCTTTTTCACCTTTAGCTCCAGTAGCTCCTTGATTACCAGTATTCCCAGTAGATCCTTTAAGACCTTTATCTCCCTGTGATCCTTTATCACCTTGATTTCCAATAGGGCCAGTAGAACCTTTATCTCCTTTGATACCTTTATCTCCTTGATAACCTTGGGCCCCTTTAACACCTGGTTGTCCAGTTGCTCCTTGGTCTCCAATAGAAGCTTTAAATCCTTTAGTACCTTTATCACCCTGTGGGCCAATAGCACCTTGAGATCCTTTATCTCCTTTAGCTCCAGTATCTCCTTTAAAACCTTGATCTCCTTGGAATCCTTTTGCTCCTTGGTCTCCAGTTTGTCCTTTTAAACCTTTAGCTCCTTTAAGACCCTGATCTCCTTTTAAACCTTTATCTCCGGAAATTCCTTGCCATCCGGTAATTCCTTGATCTCCTTTAGTTCCTTTTTCTCCTTGATCTCCTTTAGTTCCTTTATCACCTTGATCACCCTTAGTTCCTTGAAAACCAGTTGCTCCTTGAAAACCTTGATTTCCTCGAATACCTTGATCTCCTCGAAGATCTTCATATTCAGTAGGGTCAAAGTTAACAGTTGTAAGTGCATCATATCCTGCAATTGTTGTATCTGCTTTTAATAACATTTTAGAATCTAAAGCGTGTTCAGATTTTAAATCAACTAAACCAGTTGCACCATTAGGGGCAATAGCAATAGAGTTAGATCCTAGATTAGCATCTTCAACTATTTCGCCATTTATTTTTAGAAAAGGAGCACCATTATTTGATTCAACGCCAGCAGCTAGCTGTGTCTCATCTATCCAACCTCCATTAACTAGAAAATGCTTAACGCCATTTTCGTCTACAAGAGTTTGTGTAATTTTGAATGTACCCATGTTTATTTTTTATTTTTTATAGATTTAATTTAATATTATTTAATCTTGCAGGCATATTAATTACCTGCAAGATTTAATAATTTTATTAAGATGGGAAGTTAAATTTAATACTACCATCAGAGGCAGAGTCAATTGTTATTCCATTTCCTAAGTTGAATTTACTTGCAGATAATATTACCTTTCCTTGAAGATCTAAATCAACAACATCAGTAGTACCTCCTAGTACAATATTTTCAATATCTATACCAGATGCAGATATTAAAGATAATTCAGCACCTTGAGAACCTTTATCACCTTTATCACCTTGGAAACCTTGATCTCCTTGATCTCCAGTTTCTCCTTTGAAACCTTGATCTCCTTTAGTTCCTTTTTCACCTTGGAAACCTTGATCTCCTTTAGTTCCTTTTTCACCTTGGAAACCTTGATCTCCTTGATCTCCTTTAGTTCCTTTTTCACCTTGGAAACCTTGATCACCTTTATCTCCTTTATCTCCTTTAAAACCTTGATCTCCTTGGAAACCTTGATCTCCTTTTAAACCAGTATCTCCTTGGAAACCTTGATCTCCTTGATCACCTTGATCTCCAGTTTCTCCTTTGAAACCTTGATCACCTTTATCACCTTTATCTCCTTTGAAACCTTGATCTCCTTGATCTCCAGTAATACCTTGAAAACCTTGATCACCTTTGAAACCTTGATCACCTTTAACTCCTTT